TTTGGACTGAAAAGGAGATTGCTAATATGTCTATGGATGAGTTTGACAAGTACGAAGAGGAAATAAGTCAAGCAATGTCTGAAGGCAGAATTAGTAAATAATTATTAACTTTAAACTATAGGAGAATGTATCATGGCTCAATATTTTGAACCTTCAACCGATACTGATGCTAACTTTGCAAACTCTGTAAGTGGACAAACTAATAGTTTCTTCCTACCTTCGATTTATTCTAAAAAGGTTTTAAACTTTTTCAGAAAGTCTTCGGTTGTAGAAGCTATTACAAACACCGATTATACTGGTGAAATATCTGCTTTTGGAGACTCTGTAAAGATTATCAAAGAGCCTGTTATCTCTGTGTCAGATTACACAAGAGGACAGGATACAACAGCAACTAAGCTAACAGACCAAGAACTTACTTTGGTTGTTGACAGTGCTAAAGCTTTCAAATTCATCGTAGATGATATTGAAACTAAAATGTCACACGTCAACTTCAAAGAAGTAGCTTCTTCATCTGCTGCTTATGCATTGAAAGATTCTTTTGATGCTGCTGTGATTGCAACCATGTTCAGTGGTGTTTCAAGTTCAGGTCCTGACCACGTGTTAGGTGCTGACAACGCTACTGATTTAGCTGCCGGAACTTTTGACGGAACTGGTAACTTAGACATTGGATTTGGTTCCAGTGAGCATGACCCAATTGATGTTCTAGCTAGAATGGCAAGACTATTAGACGAGCAAAACGTACCTGAAGAAGGTCGTTGGTTCGTTGCTGGTCCTGACTTCTACGAAGTTCTAGGTCAAGCTTCATCTAAATTACTATCTGTTGACTTTAACGCAGGTCAAGGTTCAATCAGAAATGGTTTAGTATCAAGTGGAAAACTAAGAGGATTTGATATGTACAAATCTAATAACATTGCTGCAACATCTAATGCTGCTGGTAAATGTTTAGGTGGACATATTTCATCTACTGCTACTGCTCAAACTATCGTCTCAACTGAGGTTCTTCGTGACCCTTCAAGTTTTGGTGATATCGTTAGAGGTCTTCATGTCTACGGTGCGAAAGTACTTAGAGGTGAAGCTTTAGTATCAGCTTTCTACGGTATTGACTAAGTGTCAATCGGGGGAGTCTTCGGACTCCTCCACTTTTTATAGGAGATAAAATGGAAGAACAAAAAGGTCAACAAAGACAACCAAGTGGAAACATCTCTAACTATAATTCAATTGAAGAAAAAGAAGAGAAGTGTAAAGAAATGGTAGGCTACAACGAAAGCTTAACTGTTGGTAGCTATATTGAAAAAACTAAAAAAATTGGGGAAAGAAAGTAATGTACTACGATATGGACAAAAAGAAAAAGAAAAGAGGTGGCATGAAGCATGGTGGAAAACATGAACGAGTAAAAGCTTCTATGGGTAGAAAAATGTACAAAAAAGGTGGTGGAAACGATAGAATCACTTATGGTGGTGGTGGAGAGGTTTTAACACCTAACTAAGCATGAGAGTTAAAGCACCCAAAGGCTACCATTGGATGAAACAAAAAAATGGTAGTTTTAAATTAATGAAACACTCCGGTAAGTTTGTAAAACATAAAGGAGCTAGTTTAACTGCAAACTTTGCAATTCAAAAGGTTCATAAAAAATAATGGCTACAACATATCTTGACATAACTAACGAAGTTCTTAGAGAACTCAACGAAATACCTCTGACCTCTGCAAACTTTGCAAGTGCTGTAGGTCTACAACAGTTTGTCAAGGATGCAGTCAATAAGTCTATCTTTGATATTGCAAATCAAGAACCACAACTACCTTTCTTTTCAGCAGGGTTAAGTGGTGCAACAGACCCATTCTATGGAAACGTAACCGTTGCTACAACAGCAGGTACACGATGGTACTTGTTAAAATCAGGAAGTTCTAATCTAGCAAGTGATTATGGTTCAATAGACTGGGATGATTTTTATATTACAACAATAAATGTATCAGGCGAATCAGCTCCATTTGTTTCAAAAGGTTTAAGATTTTTAAATCTTGCAGATTGGAAACGTTTTTATAGAGATAGTGAGAATGCTGATGATGCAGATACACAAGCCTACGGTGAGCCTAATTTTGTAATTAAATCACCTGACTCAAGGAAATTTGGACTCAGTCCTATTCCTGATAAAGCATATAACATACACTTCTATGCTTTTGAAAAACCTACAAAACTTAGTGCACACGATGACACTATAGTTTTCCCTGAACAATACAGTAACGTAATAACTTCTAGAGTACGTTACTATGTGTGGCAATTTAAAGAAAGCCCACAACAAGCTGCCTTTGCTTTGGATGATTACAAGAAAGCTTTAAAATATATGAAGTCTAATCTTATCAATCCAACACCACGAGCAATGACAGACGATAGAAGATATTTTTAAATTATGGCACGTTCACAACCATACACCGTTGCATGTGACGGAGGCTTAGTAAAGTCAGCAAATCAGATTGACTTACTTAAATCTCCCGGAGTAGCACGAGAACTTAGAAACTTTGAAGTATCTATTGAAGGTGGATATAGACGAATCAATGGGTTTACAAAGTTTGGAGGAGGTAGTGCAGTACAACCAACAGGTGGTGCAACAAATATATTAGGTGTTATTCCTTACGGTGATGGAGTTGTAGCATGTGCAGGTACTGGAATATTCTTTAGTCAAGACGGTACAAGCTGGACTAACATTAGTAGAAGTTCAGTTGCATCAAGTGGAGATAACCATACTGCTTTTACAGGTCGTAGTACTTTAACAAGAACTGGACAAGGACAAGTAAGTTTTGCAATCTTTGAAGGTGCTACCTTTGATTATGGAATACTAATTATTTGTGATGGAGCAAATGAACCTTACTTTTTTAGAATGGAAGGCACAGGAGCTTTTACCAGTAGAACATTTTTTAGTGGTGAGATAGACCCAACTCATGGTAGTAATAAGTTTGCAACACATGGAGTTATTCACGATAAACACTTAGTTGTTGCAGGAGTTGAAGATAACTTAAACACTATTTTTTATAGTAAAACTTTAGACCCAACAACTTTTAATGGTAATGGTTCGGGGTCAATAACTTTAGAAGACCAAGTAGTAGGTATTAAAAGTTTCCGTAATGAACTGTTTATATTTTGTGAGAATAGTATATTTAAATTACAAGATATAAATGGCACACCGGTGATAATACCAGTTACTAAAAACGTAGGTTGTCTAAGTGCATATACAATTCAAGAGATTGCTGGTGACTTGATATTCTTAGCACCGGATGGACTAAGAACAATTGCTGGTACAGCGAGAATTGGTGACGTTGAGTTAGGAACTGTTAGTAAAGCTATACAGCCAATACTTACAGACTTAGCAGAAACGATTAATAACTTTATAGTTAGTAGTATTGTTATTAGAGAGAAGTCACAATACAGATTATTTTACGCAAATACCTCTTTAAATAAAAATCAACAAAGAGGAATTATAGGAACATTAAGACCCAATGGATTCCAATGGTCGGAAACAAGGTCACTAGAAGTAACGGAGATAGGTTCAGGATTTAACGAAAATGGTATTGAAGAATATTATCATGGTGATACTGATGGCTACGTTTACGTACACGATTCAGGTAACGACTTTGATGGGTCTAACATACTTGCTCGATTCGGAACACCCGATTACGATTACGGAGATTTAGGAACTTTAAAAACTTTACACTACATGAGAGTGTCTGCAAGTTCTGAAGGTGTAGTAAGTCCTGACGTACAAGTTAGGTTTGATTACGGTAATACCGATACACCACAGCCACCTAATCTATTTGATTTAGGTAGCATTAATCCACCAGCATTGTTTGGTGAGGCACTTTTTAACACTAACGTATTTGGAGGAGCAGAAAGTCCAATGATACGAATCCCACTGCAAGGAAGTGGTAACAGTAATAACTTTACAATTATTAGTGATGATAATAAAGCTCCATATACTATCAACGGATTTTATATAGACTTTATACCATCAGGTAGGAGATAAAAACAAATGGCATTAACAAA